GTCTTTCCCCAGAGGGCAGCCGATTGCAGGTCAAAACGATTTCATGGGATGGTCAGGACCCCACGGAAGCATGGCTTGATTACGAGCGCATTTCTAAAGATGCGAGTCCAGCCGCTGTCGATGCGGCCATGAACAAAGCCTTGGCTGACAAACGATATTTTAGACGTTGCCAAAAGTGCCAAACGCTCAACCCTATCGGCTGGATGGAAGATTCAAAGATTTGTCAGAGCTGCGCGGAGCAATATTTGGGCGTTGTTTATTGATGTCGAGTTGACGACTCAGCAAGCGGCGGATGGATGCCGTTTCCCCTGACATTGCCAAAAAGCTCCTTTCTCGCGACTTCGCCAACCTGATTGGCAGGGTCCAGAAAGGCGGCAAGCTGACCCGTACCGAACGAGCCATGCTGCAATCCATGGCCACTGGCAGTGGTTCATCTCCAAGCACTGCATCCAGCTATGTGGAACTTGCTGCCGTGCTGGGCGTGACGCGCCAGTCGATCAACACATGGAAAAAACGCAAGGACTCACCAAAGCCAGCCTCCAACGGCATGCATGATGTATCGCAGTGGAAGGAGTTCATGCGTCAAAACGAACTCAAGGGTGGCGAGCCACTCACTCAAGATGGCGCCGACATCGAGACATCGCTCAAGGCAAGGAAGCTGCTCGCTGAGGTGGAAGAGCGTGAATTGCGCGTAGGAATCAAACGCGGTGACTATGTGGCGGTGGAGGAAGTTCGCCAGACATGGACGGAATTCGTTGCGCAGGCAAAAGCCATGCTTCGCAAGAAATTTGAGCAGGAACTCCCGCCAATCCTGTCGGGCCTCGACGCCACCGGCATCCAGGAGGAATCACGGCGGGCCATCGATGAAGTTTTGTCCATCCTGCACCAAGGCGAATGAAATCAGTCGAACCGGCACACTCGAAGTTACGAGGGATCTGGCGTGATGCATGGCGTCCACCAGATCGTCGTCCCCCATGGGCGTGGTGTGAGGACCACATTTCCTCCATTCCCTATTCACCGATTCCCGGTCGTTTCCGCTCGGCCAACTCACCATGGATGCGTGAGCCGATGGAGGCGCTAGTGGATCCAAAAATTCGAATCGTGAGCATCATCGCTGCCATTCAGAGCGGCAAAACAAGCGTTGGGGAATTCGGCCTTGCCCACATCATCGCCAACCATCCGGGGCCAACGCTGTGGCTCGATCAAACCGATGACGATGCCAAGGACCAGAGTGAAAGCAGGCTCCAGAAGCTCTTTGACGAATGCCAGCCGGTGAAATCCCTCTACCCGGCCAACCGCCACAAAAGGAGGCTTTCCACCATCCACTTCAACAACGGCATGACGCTCTGGGTGTTGGGGGCGCACAACAAGACCAACCTCCAACGCCGCTCGATCCGTTGGCTTATTTGCGATGAAACATGGCGGTACCCGCAGGGGCACATGACCGAGGCCGAAGCCCGCGTCACCGCATTTGGCTGGCTTGGCAAGTGCCTCTTCATGAGCCAAGGCGGAGAGGAAGACGACGACACCCACCGCAAGTTTGAAACCACCGACATGCGCGAGTGGACATTTGCTTGCCCGCATTGCCATCACCGTCAGCAGTGGAAATGGGAGCAAATCGAATGGAGCAAGGACGCACGCGACGAATCAGGAGAGTGGGATTTCCAAAAAGTGCGCGAAACCACATCGATGCGATGCGAATCGTGCAACCACTACTTCGAGGATAGCGATAGGTCGCGTCGTGAACTCAACCTCACCGGGAAGTATGTGGCGACAAACCCCAACGCCCCGAAAGAAAATGCCGGATTCCATTGGAATGCCCTATGCGCCATGAGCTGGGGCCGCTTGGCCGAACTTTATCTCAGGGCCAAAGCTGCTGCCAGACGGGGTGATGTGAGCCTCATCCAGCAGTTCTATCAAAAGCGTCTTGCCCTCGCATGGCGGGAATACCTCGAGGACTACAAACTCGACATCGTGCCGGGCGGCTACCTCAAAGGTGAGTCATGGGATGGCGAGGCCGGTGTGGATGCGCATGGTCGCTTGGTGCCATCCGGACAAACGTCGGCCTGCCCATTGCGCATCCTCACGGTGGACTGCCAAATGGACCACATGTTTCTCGTGGTTCGGGCATGGGCCGAGGATGGATCAAGCCGCCTGATTTGGGACGAGCGTGTGCTTACCTACACCGATGTCGCCAGCGTCCAGGAGAGATTCGGCGTCCATCCCAATCTGGTTTTCATTGATGCCGGATATGCCACCTACGATGTCTACCGCGAATGCGCCTCACATGGATGGACTGCACTCATGGGCGACAAACGGGCGACATTCACGCACAAGGTGAAAGGCCGCAAGTCGATCGAACGGTTTTATTCGCCTCGCCGCAAAGTGGTCCTCGGCCGCGGACAGAGCTGCTCGGTGTTTTATTGGAGCAACCTCAACATCAAGGACACGCTTGCCCGACTTCGCCGCAATCAAAACCCGGACAATGGCCCGGTGTGGGAGGTGCCGGACGACATCGATGAAGATTACCTCGCCCAAATGGAAGGCGAACACCGCATCAAAAAAAGCGGCAAATGGATGTGGGAAAGAATCGGATCTCGACCCAATCACCTGTTTGACTGCGAGGCCATGCAGGTCGCCGCCGCCACCATGCTCAAGATCGTCGGAAGAGAGTCACAATCTTCCGTTCAGCCCGATCAACCCGAAGACGTCGCATGATGCCGCTGATTGGCTTCAATTGGCCCCGTCTGACCGCCGTCCTCCGTTGACACATCTGGCCATTGCATGGCGCGAGGATTATTCGTCACAGGTTTCACCGTAGCGGAGGTGCTCGCCATACAGAGCCGCGCCAAAGCGCTCCTACTCGATGGCAAGACGATCATGAGTTGGAACGATTCGGACACGAACGTGACCAAGCAATTCACCATGCCCGTGGACCAGGTGCTGGAGGAATGTGCCCATGCCCTGCGAATTCTTGATCCATTCGCATATGGCAAATCCCAGCGTGTGGCCGCATCCACCGTATCCGGATACCTCGCCAAATGAGCCGCATCAGATCCATCGCCAAACTCGTCATCCCGCCGGTTTTACAACCCAAGGCATGGGGGTCGCCCTACGAAGCCGCCAATTGGTCGCCACGCCGTGGATTTGTGCCGGGCGCAATGCCCACCGACGCTCGCAATGAGCTCACACCGGGCGTTCGTACCGAATTGGTGCGCAAATCCAGGTACCTCCACAAAAACAGCGGATTCGCTCGGGAATTGGTGGCCAACATGGCGATCTACTCAACTGGCGATGGCATCCGGACCCAAGCCCAGTCGCCGGATTCGGGTTGGAACCGCGCAGCGGAGGAATACTTCTCCCTGTGGTCCGCCCGTTGTGAGGTCACCCGGCGGTTCTCATTTGAGGAATGCCAAGCGCTTGTTTGCCGAGGAATGGACATCGACGGCGAGTATTTCGTCCATAAGACACGCAACGCCCAAGGCGAGCCACGCATTCAATTGATCGAGTCGCACCGAATTGGCGACCGCCTAGGGTCCACCAAAACCGTCGATGGAGTCGGCCTCGATGTTTGGGGAGCACCGATCTTTTACCGCGCCATCGAAGACAATGGTGACTTCAGGGACCTGCCATCCGAAGCAGTGTTGCACATTCACGAACCTGAATGGGCCGGCGGAGTGAGGTGCCATCCGACCATCCAGCATTCGATCAACCACGTGCTCGATGAAATCGAATTGCTCGCCCTTGAAAAACACGCCGTCAAAGACAACGCCGATGTGGCTAGGGTGCTTAAAACAGCGCGCGGCGAGCTTGATGATACGGGTGACTTCGTCGTCGGCGATGGCGTGACCGGCAATGAGCCAAGCGACCCAATGTCACTGCAGCGAATCGTCGGTGGAAAGCTCGTCGCACTCAAACCGGATGAATCGATCGAAAGCTTCCAGTCCAACCGCCCATCCCCCACTTTCACCGGATTTCTGGAACACCTCAGAAGGGACTCCGCATTGGGTGTGATCCCATTTGAATTCGCGGCTGACTCAAGCAAGATCGGTGGTGCTGGCGTGAGACTCGTGGTGGCCAAGGCAGACCGCCGCTTTTCATTCCGCCAGATGATTCTCGAGCGCCGCCTGATCAGACCCGTTTGGTCCTATGTGATCGGCGATGCCATCAACCGCGGACTGCTCCCCCCGATGGAAGGCTGGTGGAAGATTTCCACTGTCCCGCCAAAACGTGTCACCGTGGACGCCGGACGAGAAGCCCAACAAAACCGCGCTGATGTGGAAATGGGGCTCAAAACCTTATCCGACCACTTCGCCGAGTTGGGCGCTGACTTCGGCGAGGAAATCGAACGCAGGGCCGCCGATGCCAAGCTCATCCTGGAAACAGCCACGAAATACGGCGTGCCGGTGGGAATGCTGTGGAAGGTCGCTGGAGATGTGCACCAAGTCGCCAATGGTTAAGAAGACAGAACAATTCAGACAACTGCACCGTATAAAAAATAGTTGAAACAACATCATATTGGGCTACAAAAAGCCCGAAATGAAACCATCTACAGTTGCCGCCAGCCTTGTTATCGCTTCTAGCGTCCTCAGTTCCAATGTCAGCGCGTCAGTCATCATCGACTACATCACCGTCGGCAACGTTGGGAATGCGGCGGACGCTACCGGATACGGGGCGGTAGGCTACCAATATCAGATCGGCAAATATGAGGTGACAAACGCCCAGTATGCAGAGTTTCTCAATGCCAAGGCCAAGACCAACAACTACGGGCTTTATAACTCAAACATGGCGTCTTATGGCATCACTCAAAGCGGCGGTTCCGGAAATTTCACATACAATGTGACCAGCGGCATGGAAAATCGCCCAGTCGTGTTTGTCTCTTGGTTCGATTCGGCGCGATTCAGCAACTGGTTGTCGAATGGCCAGGGCAACGGCGACACAGAAACCGGCTCTTACAACCTCAATGGTGCAAGCAGTGGCCTGATTTTGCCAATTGCGGATGCCAAGGTTCGTCTCCCATCAGAGGATGAATGGTACAAGGCAGCCTACTACAATGGTGCCACATCAACCTACTCGCTCTATCCAAACGGGCGAAACAGCATTACGACCGCAGATTCGAATTATAATATGTCCGTTGGCGCGTCCTCCAACGTTGGCAGCTACAGCCATGCTCCAAGTTCTTATGGAACCTTTGACCAGGGGGGGAATGTATGGGAATGGAATGACGCCGCAGTAGGCACATCGCGCGGGCTTCGCGGTCACTCTTGGACTAACGGCCTCGTTGACTATCTTTCCTCCTCGTTCAGACTCAGCAGCGGTCCTGACGATGAAAACTGGAATTTTGGTTTCCGCGTCGCCAGTGTTCCTGAACCAAGCGCGATGGTCCTGACCATGATAGCAAGCAGCATGATGCTGATCCGCCGGAAACGCTGATTCTCTTTTTTGGTTTTTGCCTACATGATACAGTCTATGAAAACACAAAATCTCCTTAGTTCTGCTGCGATTGCCGCGCTTATCACGACCGCCTCCGCGTCCGTCACGATAGACTGGATTACGGTCGGCAATGCTGGTAATGCCGCAGACACCACGGGCTATGGCGCAGTCGGCTACGAGTACAAGATCGGCAAGTACGAGGTGACCAACGCCCAGTATGGCGCGTTCCTCAATGCTGCTGCCAAAACCGACAGCTACGGGCTCTACAATTCTAACATGTCGAGTTATGGGATTTCACAAAGTGGCAGTTCTGGCAACTACACATACTCGGTGACGGGTGCTTTGGCAAACCGCCCTGTGGTCTATGTTTCCTGGTTCGATGCTGCGCGTTTTGCAAACTGGCTGGCCAACGGTCAAGGAGGCGGCGACACGGAAACGGGAGCCTACACGCTCAATGGCGCAATAAGCGGTATGTTCAACGCGACTATCGGTGAGTTTTTCCTTAAGAATTCCGGAGCGCAAGTTTACATTCCAAGCGAGAATGAGTGGTACAAGGCGGCTTACTACAATGGATCCAACTCGACTTACTCGCAATACCCGAACGGCCAGGACGTAATGACCATGGCAGATGGGAATTTCTATGATTCTAGTGGAAGCACCGATGTTGGCAGCTATAGCCATGCTCCAAGTTCCTATGGCACCTTCGACCAAGGCGGCAACGCTTGGGAATGGAATGACGCAATTAAAAATCTTCGTATGGACGATGATTATCGCCGCGGAGTACGAGGAGGGGGATGGTACGGCGCATCAAACGCTTTTTACATGGCCACCTCATACCCCAGTGAATGGTACGCCCAACCCCCATCTATCGAGTACGAAACCCAAGGATTCAGACTCGCCAGTGTCATCCCTGAACCCACGTCAATGGCACTAACAATGTTGGCCAGCGGTATGATGTTGATCCGTCGGAAACGCTGATTCTGAATTTTGGTATTTTGCCCTACAATACACCCACCATGAAAACACAAAAGATACTCACCTCTGCGGCGATTGCCGCGCTTATCACGAGTGCCTCCGCGTCCGTCACGATAGACTGGGTCACGGTCGGTAATGCTGGAAATTCGGCAGATCCACTGACTGGATTCGGCGCGGTCGGATACGAATATCGGATCGGTAAATACGAAGTCACCAACGCCCAGTATGGCGCGTTCCTCAACGCCAAGGGACAGTCGAACGTCAACAACATCTACAATCCAAGAATGTCGAGCTATGGCATCACTCAAAGCGGCAGTAGCGGCAGCTTCACTTATAGCGTGACCACTGCTCTCGCCAACCGCCCGGTGGCGTTTGTCTCGTGGTACGACGCGGCGCGTTTCGCAAACTGGATGATGAATGGGCAAGGTAGCGGCGACATGGAAACAGGGGCCTACACGCTCAGCGGCAACACCGGCATCATTACCAAGAACGCTGGAGCCCAAGTCTACATTCCCACCGAAGACGAGTGGTACAAGGCGGCCTACTACAATGGTGCCACCTCAACCTACTCGCTCTACCCGAACGGCCAGAACAGCATCACCAAGGCGGATGCGAACTACGGCAACGTCGATTTTACCAGCACTGATGTCGGCACTTACAGCGGTGCACCAAGTTCATACGGAACATTTGATCAAGGGGGTAATGCAGAAGAATGGAATGATGCGATAAATGGCTACGGGCGCGGGATGCGCGGGGGCGGTTGGCTCAATCTCTCATACTTCTTATTCGACAGCACCGAAGATTTGCTCTCCACGTCCCGGTTGCACGTCGGTGCCGCAATTGAGGGCAGCTCCGACCCATATAGCAATTTCTCCAGTATAGGGTTCCGCCTTGCAGCCGTGCCTGAACCAAGCTCCATGCTCCTAACAATGCTCGCAAGCGGCCTGATGCTGATCCGCCGGAAACGCTGATCGTTTCCTTGTTCCTTTGAATCGCAGGGGGCGGGCTTTCGGGTCCGCCTTTTGCTTTGGCTTGCGTTGACACCAACGCTTGGGAGTGAACCCAATCCTCTCCCAAACCCGTGAATGGTTGATTCAGCCCGAAGCGCTTCGTTCAATGGCCATCGCGGCCAGAAGCTTCGACACTGGAAGCATCAATCTTGCCGCCAACAAACCCAGCAGTCCCCTGCTCACCATCGACAACGGCATCGGTGTGATTGCCATTGAAGGCCCGATTGTTCGCAAGCCGGATATCTTTGCCCGAGTCCTCATGGGGGCGACTGACGCTCTTGAGATCGGTGACGCGATTCGCGAAGCATCCGAGCGTGATGACATCAAGGCGGTGTTTCTCGATATCGACTCTCCTGGTGGAACGGTGGCGGGCACACCGGAACTTGCTGCTGCGGTGGCATCACTAAACGAGGATAAGCCGGTCTATGCGTTTTCATCGGGCCTCATGGCATCCGCCGCCTACTGGATCGCCAGCCAAGCCCGCGCAATCTACGCCACTCCATCCGCTCAAGTCGGATCCATTGGTGTGGTGCAGGCGGTGGTCGACGATTCCGGGGCACTCGATCGAGATGGCATCAAGGTCGAGGTATTTTCGGTCGGCAAGTACAAGGCCATGGGCGCGCCTGGAACCAGCCTCACCGACGACCAACGCGACCTCATACAATCGAACCTCGCTGAAATCGCCGGAGAATTTCATGCAGCCGTCTTGGCACGCGGTCGATCGATTCCAGCCGAGGCCATGGAAGGCCAAACATTCAGTGGGCGGCAGGCCCAACGCTACAACCTCGCAGGCATGGTTTCAGACCGCGCCGAGGCCATGAGAAGGCTGAGAGTTTATCACTCGTCGGTTGACACGAAATCCAGGGTGATGACCGCAACACTCGAAGACCAACTCGCTGAAGCGCGCACCCAGGTGGAAACGATCACCCGCGACTATCAGGCCCAGACCGAACTCATGAACGAGACATCAGCTTCACTCGATTCGCTGCGCGGCGAAGTGGAGCTGCTCACCGCCGAGATTGAAACACTCAAAGCGGAGCGCGATGGATCGATCGATCAAACCACAGCGATGCAGGCACGAATTGCAGAGTTGCAAGCGGCAAAGGACGATTTTGAAAAACGCGTTCAAGTCGAAGTGGCACGCGTCGTGGCCTCAACCGGAACCAGCATTCCGGCCAATGTCACACCTGCTGGCGACCAACAAAAATCGGAAGAGCTGCAGGCACAATTCAAAGCCATCAACGACCCGACCGAACAAACCGCCTTCTGGCGCAAACTCACCCCAGAACAACAAGCCCTGATCCTCAAACACAACGCATAATCCAATGGCCAACACACTTACCAACGTCAAAGACATCAAGGTCGCACAGCGGGCGCTCATGCCCTTCATGTCGAACCTTCTGCCCGTCACCGCATTTTCAACCGACTTCAGCCCGTTGCCTGCCGACAAGCTCGACACGGTGCGAGTGCCATTGGTTGGAGCCCCTAGCACCTCCAGTGACTTCTCGGGCGATTACTCCGCAAACGCAGACTCCACGGTCACCGTGGTGCCGGTCACCCTCAACCGTCACAAGTACAAGACCGTCCATGTGACCGCCAAGGAGTCATCGGAAACCGCGCTGAATGTGCTGGAAACCCTGGTGGAAGCAGCCGCCCAACAACTCGCCCAGGATGTGCTAGTCGATATCTTCAACTGCATCACCTCGGCAAACTTCGGCGCACCGGGAATTCCCGCCCTTGCTGCCACCGGCTTCGATTACAAGAAGGTGCTCAGCCTGCGCGAAGCCTGCGGCAATGCCAAGATGCCGCCCAACCCCCGCTCGCTGGTCCTTGATTCCGGCTACTACACCAACATGCTTGCCGACGACGTGGTGGCGAAGAGCTTCAACCTGAACCTCAACGCCCCTGCCGTCACCGAGGGCATGGTCAAGCGCATCGCTGGATTCAACCTCCATGAAACAACCCTTATTCCGTCGGACAACGCGGAAAAACTCGTTGGTTTCGCCGCTCACTCCAGTGCCATTGCGGTGGCCATGCGCTACCTCCAACCGGTAGCCGATTACCAACAGGCTGGAGCCGTGACAGACCCAACCACGGGCATGACCTTCGGATACCTCCGATTCACCGACACCCGTTCCAACAAGGTCTTTGTCACCCTCGAGTGCCTCTATGGCTTCTCCCCCGCAAAGACCGATGCCCTCAAGCGCATCGTAAAACCGTAGGTCATTTTGATGTGTGGGATAGACACCCTCTCCGGGCAACTGGAGGGGGTGTTTTTGTTTCCGGCCGATTGACACAGCACCATGGGCGTGAACCCGATTCAAGCCGCGACGGCCGAAGCATTTCAAGAAATCCTCCAGGAGTCGGGCGTGCCGGTGGTCATCAACGGAACGACTTACCTCGCAACCGTATCGGCCAACCCAATTCAGATCGAACTCGAAGAAGGCGGATACCGCCAGGATGGATCTATGGTGGTGAAGATGCTCATAAGCCACCTCAACACTCCCCTGCCCAAGTTCAACGACACCATCATGATCGGCGAAGTGCGCTATAAAATTGAGGAGATTACGCGCAAACCCGGCTCAGGCATCATCAGATACTTGGTCAACAGGAGGTAGGAATCATGAACCAGATCATCGAAGATTATTTGGCCGCGTGGATTGATGGGGCGGATATCGATCCAAAACCTGAAATCCTGACAGGAACATCCAACGAAGTACGCGAGCCTGAATCCCATGCCGCCCTGGTGTTGGCGGACAATATCGATCACGTGGTGGGCCCGCTGTACCGCGCCAGCATCAAGGTCATCATTTCATCGCCAACCGACAATCGCAGCGAGCATTCAGCCATCACCAGCGCGATCAAGATGCTCATGAGTGCTTCATGCCCACCCGCATCCGGCTTCAGCTCAGCCGGTTTCAAGCAAACAAGCTACACCACTGCCGTATCAGGCGACGGGCGATGGCTGTCCACATTCGAGGGAGTTCTTGGTGTGGTGTGGGATGCCGGTTGACATGCGTCCATGGTGCGATGCCAGCAACCTTTGGAGTCATCAACACGCACGACCTTGAGCCCCAGAGCGGGCATGTGAGCGAGTCCAGCATGGATTCGTCCGTTGAGGTCGCCACCATCCGCGACGAGATGGGGCTGACCAAATACGCCGGCCCCAAGCCGCTCATCACGCGCAACGTGACCATTTCCGGCAAAGGCCTTCCCAACTTTTCCGATGTGGCAGTCGGAAACATCACAGCGCAACAGGTCTTCATCACCTCGGTGAAACGCAGTGAGAGCAACGACGACTTTCCAGAGTTCGAAATCGAAGGAGTCATTTACGAGGACGCATAACCCACCACTACCATGGCAGTCACTTTCAGCAAAATCGGAGTCCAATCCGTCAGCGCCGAACTCATCGAGAGCGTCGAAACCACCAAGTCCCTCGACACCAAGATGATCATGTCGAGCGAGGGTGGTTTTGGCGCAGGCAAGGGCTTTGACCCGAAGTTTGAGTTCACTATCAAAGGTCGAGGCACCACTTCCATCGATGCCGGCGGCACTGCGGCCATGATTCCGGAAGGAATCACCGGCGGCGTCACCGTCATCACCTCCGTGAAGTTGAGCGAGAAGAACGACGACTTCAACGAGTTCGAGATCAGCGGCGTGAATTACCCGCAGGCACAAGCTCTCGGCAATTAAACGGAGCTCCCCCATCAAGATCACCCCATGAAACAAGGAACCACTGTCGCCATCGTGCGCGAGCACGACACGCCGCCAATGAAGAGTCGCAACACATCGATGATTGCCGGCGCTATTACTTCCGGTTTCGAATTCGCCACCGAAAAAGCATTCTCCGACACAGTTGAGGATGTGGGAGGTACGCCCAAGCGCACCGTCACTTGGCTGATGAACGCCGCAAAGACTGTCCGTTTTGTTCCGATCCCCAAGGAGGAAGAAATCACATTCTCCGAATTCAAGAGGCGCTTCCTTTCTCAGGAATGGTGTGAGGCGAACCCCGATCACCCAATCTCCTACATGCGTGGAATCATCGAAAACAAGGGCGGGCTCGTCGATAAGATCAAGACCCTCATGCCCATGCTTTTGCTGCGCAAAGGCAAGCGCGTGGCAATCGTCCCATCCGGCAGTGACGAGGCCAGCAAGACCCTGCGCGAAAAGATCCTCTCAATCTTCTAAAATCATGGAAACAAGAGATCAACTTATCGGCCAAGGCATGATCGAGGCCAACAGCAAG